GTTGCAGTTCCAAGAGCATCAATTTTACTTTGTGCTTGTTCTCTTGAATCAAATTCGTATTTTGCTATTCTCATTACTTATTTATTTTATTATTTACTCTTGTTGTTATTATAGATGTAATTGTTACTCTTAACTTGTTAATGCTGCTAATTCGCTATCCGTTAATGATGTGTTGTAGTATCTTACGTCTTTTACATCACCTTTGAAATTAATGTTAGAATAATCAAAATTCAATTCACTTAATCCACTTACTGATTGATTTGCAGCTGAACCATATCTCGAGATAGAGACGCCATTTACAAACAACTTATAATTACTACCAACAGAATCATATTGTATTGCAATCTTGTTGTTTGAAATCCAGTCAAATGAGCCTACAAGGAACTGAATATTAGCAGTACCACCACCTCCGAAATAAACCCTCAACTGTCCATTAGCTCTATGTTGTATAATTAAAGCATTAGTAAAACTAACTGATGGAGAAGATATTGTAATATATCCACCACCTCCTTCTGGTATATTTAAAGAAGCTCTAACTTCTAAATACAATACACCTTCACTATCATTAAAGACTTGCTCATTACCAGCATCATTGCAAATATCAGCCGACCTCGTTACTGCACCACCTTGTGTTGGTATGTAAGATGTAGCGCAGCTTCCTTGTTCAAACATTGCTCCATACATTAAAAATTGTTTTGTATCACTTCCAATAACCCTTATTAAATTTGATGGAGAGGTAGGTGTAATAGATGAACTTGTTGCTACATAAACTACAACTCTATACCATCCATTTCCAAAATTAATTACATTTGATGTACAATTATTTACGGTTGATGCAATGACACTATTCTCTCTGACTTCAAATAAAGCATTCCAAGAAACACCCCCATCATCGACTGGGGTGGCACCCCAATCATTATAATTATTAGACTCATATCTTAAATCTAAATCATCTCCATTATGCTTTACAAAAAAAGATAAACTATAAGTTGTTGAGGTTGATAAACTTGCTGACCAAGGTAAAATAACGAATTGGTCAGAACTACTTGTTTTAGTGATTTTACTTGCATTTAAAGTACCATCTGGACTTAAAGAATTATTACTTGTAACATTGCCACCAAAACTAAATAAATTACTTTGAGTATAAACATTACTCCTACTCGGCTCTAACAACAAAGCACCTTTAGTATTACCTAAAAAATCTATTCTTGGTTGTCCACTACCTACTTCTTCAATTAAACCATCTTTATTTACAACAGTAGCCTTTGATGCTCTTGAGAAATTGAAGGGCAGAGGCTTGAAATTTGAGTTTGAATCATTATAGGCAAGGGTAGAGCCTTCTTTTGTTGCCCAATTACCCGCTCCGAATTTTAAAGTGTTTGCCATATCTATATTATTGAATATTGTTGTGCTTGTGCCATATCTGTAAAAGATGTCCAAGACGTTATTTTTTCTAGTTCGCTTTCTGTTAATGCTGAATTGTAGTATTGTATTTGTTTGGTCTTTCCGTAGAAATCTTCTGCTCCATCCCCTCTATCAAACGCTAATTCTGTTAAAGTACCATTAGAAAAAGTATTACCAGAATTACTTGTTGCTGCTTCAAAACCATTAACCCATAAAGCAAAATCATTTTCTTTATATTTTAATGCTACTTTATTAGGAATTGTTATGTTTGTTGACGAATTTAAAACACCTATTGAGGGTGTAAGTCTACCTTTAACTATATTTCCATCCAACTCGATTGTTACTCTATTATTATTTGTTCCATCACTTAAAGATATTAAACCACTACTTCCGATTTCACTAAAAGAACTAATCTCTGCCATCAAAACACCTTCTGAGTCAGAAAACGTAGCTGCATCTCCCGCTCCGTTGCAAGTTTCTGCTGAACGAGTTACACCATTAGCTTCTCCGTTAGTTGGGATATAGCTTGTTGGATAAGATTGCTTTTCACAAGACCATCCCCATAAATAAACACTACTTGTTCCATCTTGTGGGACACTAGCAGTATTTATTCCATCTTCACTTAATCTAACTACTAAATTACCAACTGTATCAACTGCATCTGTTGTAAAAGTTACCGAACAACGATACCAACCATTACCATAGTCTTCTATTTTAGAAGAATCATACCCAGCATCTGTTGATATAATACTTCCGTTCTCTAAATCAAAAAAACAATCGCTAGTTGTTGGGGTTGTAAATTGCGCTACTCGTAAACTAATATAACTTAAACCTTTCTTTTTTGCAAAAATTGAATAAGTGTATTGAGATAACGTATCAACTGACAAGTTAGGTAAATAAATTTGAGTAACATTTGTACCACCACCATTTGAGTCAGTAATACTTGATGCGTTCAATGCTCCGTCTGGAGATGTTACGTTATTATCTAATATAACTGCATTACTAGTACCATATATTGATTCAGTAAGTTCTTGACTATAAATAACTATATTTCTACTCTCTGGCTCTAAAATAAGACTAGGGCATCCATTTACAACACCATCAATCAAAGGATATTCGAGTCTTGGCAGATTTGCAGCAACAGTTGTTATTAATCCGTTTTTTGCTATTCTTGTGGCTACAGTACTTCGTGAAAAATTAAAATCCCCAACTCCATCAGTAGGAAAAATAGAATAAACTTTTTGTGATTTGTAACCCGTTGGTATGAGTAAAAGACTTGCTTTATCCGCTAACGACATATTTTTGTAATTTAAAAACAAAAATACAAAAATTAAAACACTTTATTAGTTAGTTGTTTTTTCTAACCGCAGAGCCAAAGAAATAACCGAAAATAGATAAGACAATTCCTTCACAAATTCCAATCAAATGAATCCAAACTTCTTTGTTAGATTCCGGTATTTGTAAATATACAATCGCATAAATAATAAAAGCAAAGGCGCCTAATCCAATAACACCAGTCAAATTAAACATAAAATCAAAGCCTCCTGATTTAGCCTTTTCAACCTCTCGTTTTCTAGCCGAATCTCTGTCCGCAACTTCTAACTCATATAACTCAATCAGCTCATTATGCAACTGTATTTTGTCCTGACTTGTCAGTTCAGGCTCGTTATCAATTAAGTTTTTAACAACTCCTAAAACTCCTTTTTGTGGAAGTATATCGCCAACAAAACCCGGTATTTTTTTTAATATAAATTGACCAACTTTTGTGTCTTTAAATTTTTTCTTTGCCATTACTCAATAAATTTATATTCGTCAAACGCATTAAAACTCGGACAAGCCTTTTCACTAAAATCCCTATGGCCATAAATAACCGCTTTAGAATGTAATTTTTTTAGTGTTTTTAGCAAGATTAGAAGACTTTCTTTTTGTTGTGGCGTTCTAGTATCTTTAGCGTCCAAACATTCGTCTAAACCTCCAATATAGCAAACGCCTATTGACATTTTATTTTGCCCTTTAGAATGTGCGCCAATTTTTTCTATGTTTCTACCATAGGAAATTGAGCCGTCTAAATGTACAATATAATGATAACCAATATCTGAAAAACCTCTTTCTAAATGCCAATTCTTTATTTCTTCGGCGCTTGTTTTTCTACTTTCAGGCGTAGCACTACAATGTATGATAATTTTGTTTATTTGTCTCATTGTTTTACTTTAGAAATGTGATATAACTGTAATTAAAAAGTTCTCAACAGTTGCCGTTGCTCCTGATTTATCAACTTTAACTTGAATTTTACAACCACTTGTTAAAATATCTGTATGCGTAAATAATTGAGTAGTTCTTGAATACCTTACTAAATCATTATTACTTGCAATATTATCGTGCATAAATTCAACACTTTTACCGGTATCAGGAAAATATAAACGTGCGTCAAGTCTTGTATTAGATGCTCCGGCGGTTATATCGAAATCGTTTCTAACAATCATAACTCTACCGGCTTCAACTTCAGAAAAATCTAATGAGTTAGATGCTGAGTTCCACAAGTCGCCAGTTACAAAACTAGGCTTGTATGTTGTTATTGTTCCGCTTCCGGCCTTGTCATTTGTTAAATCTGTCCAAACATTTGCAGTCAAATTTATAGGCGTTGTAGTTGTTGCTGAATCTTCATAATCAACCCAACCACCTTGCGAATCATACAAAGCATTTACTGAATCTTTTACTTCGTTCATATCAGCAGCAGTCACTTTGTTTATTGCCGGTAAATCTGAGGTTACATTGTCAAATTTTGCTGAATAGGTTATTTTAGCCATTTTTTTATTATTTTATTGGTTGTATAATACGTCTGTTGCACATTCAATGGATTCGTATTGTCCTCCATCGGCTACAATTCTATCTGTATATTGGTTTCTGTATTCTAGTTGCAACTCGCTTTGTAAAGGATCAGTATATGAAACAATTACCGGAACAGTTTGCTGAATTTTATTTGATAATTCAATTATTCCTCTAAAATAAGTTGAATCTGATAAATCATCCTCTAAATAAGTTACGCCGTTGTTTTCACTTGTATAAACATTGAATCCGTTTGGTGCTAAATCAATATAGTTTGCAGACCTAGTTCTAAGTTTTTGTAAGCATTGCGACACCATTAAATTTGTATCTAATTGTCCGCCATCATCTGAATAAAATTTTGAAATACATTCTATTCGTGTTATTGTTTCGCTTATGAATGATTGTTGGTTTTGGTCTGTTTCGTCTGTTGAAACTGAATAAACTCTAATTAATGGATAGGTTGCATCCGTTGGAATACGATTGTAAACCGGTACGGCGATATTGTTAATTAAAACATTGCCGTTTAATTTTGCAATAATTGCTTTCCTTACATAGTGAATCGCCTCTAACATATTATTTTATTGCTTTTTTAATTTCGCCATTTAAACGAGTTAATAATTTTTTTAGACCTATTCTAGCAGAGCCAAAGAAAAATGGCTGAGGTTTCATATAACCCGGTTTAGCGCCTTTGAACTGTGCTGCATAACTCTTTGGTATTCCAAGTTCTAGCATATCGTCAAAAGTTACAAAAGCACCCGTTCCAAATTCTACATAAGGCGCATATTTTGCTCCGGCTATAACTTCAACGGTTTTGCCTTGTTTTTGATACCTTATTGATTGCCTTAATGTACCATAATCAGACGGCGCAGCTTTTGTTGCAATTCTCGAAATATCAGCACCAGTCTTTCCAAGTTCATTTGAAAGCGTTGTTTTATCAAATGTTCTTAAATTGTCTAACTTTTTTTTAAGTTGGGCCAAATCTGACTGATTTATTTTTATATCCATTCTATTCAGATTTTGTTGCTAATAGTTTAGTATAAAAATCTAAATCAAACTCATACTTTTCATTTATACGATAATTCTTTGTACCGCCCTCTAATGTAAATATATCTCCTAACTGAATTAAATCTGCGGTATTTTTACGCATCATTATTTCAATCTGAATGTCTTGCGTTCTTTTACCTAGTTTGTCGCTTATATCTCCGCTAATCTGCTTTAAATTGCACCATACAGTTGCAACCTCTGACAAAGTAGAAGTAAACCCGCCAAACTCATCAGGCGATTTAACTAATCGCTTTATTGTTATTTTAGAATCTAGTTTTCCGGCATCCATTAAATAAACATAGTTTTATAAGACGTTAAAATCTTTCTTGTTGATGTTGGTATTTCAGCGACATCGTTTTGCTCAGTTGTAAAATCTGCCCTATTATCATAATACGTTGATATAAGTTGCAACATCGCTTGTTTTACTAAAGCATCGTTTATTCCGCTTGTTACATAAGTTATTTTAACTCTTTCGGCAGAGCCACCATCTAGTTCAATCGTTTCATTATCTAAACCAAGTATTTCATAATCAGTTGTAGCCGTTCCGTCAATAGTTACCTCTGAAATACTAGCAATAGGGCCAAAAGGTAAATCAAACAACCCGTTGGTTGTGTCAAGATAGTACGTTCTATTTTTTGGAACAATATCTCTTGAAATATAATTTTCGCACCATATTCTAGCCTGAGAAATCATTGCAGTAATTAAATTATCATCTGCGCTTGTGTCAATACGTGCGTAGTCTTTAACATTTTGGGCCGTTAATATTTCATTCCCGGTTGTTGCGTTGATTTTAATTTGTCTCATCTGATTTGATTTCTTTATATTCAACCTTTAGTTCTTTAGTCTCAAAGGTTTGCTTTTCTTTCTTTTTAGATATTTTAGATCCTAAACCTTTTTTAATCCAGTTATCAGCAGTATTTGCGTCTAACTCTATAACATCGCCTTCATTGTAACGCTTGTCTCCTTTTAAAATGGATTGTTTGATTTTTAGTTTCATATTATGAATATTTTTGTAAAGATAAAAAAAAAGCGCCACATTAGTTTGCGACGCCTTTTCGTTGGAAAACAAAATTGAAAACATTTAAAGTTCTGCAAAGTTATTAAAATATTTTAAATATTTAGGCGATGTTAATTCAAATGATTTTTGTTTGCCGTCATTTTTTAAAATAAAGAATCCGTCTTTCTCTTTGTAGTAAATAGCAAAAAAATCTACGTCTTTTTTATTGTATAGGTTTTTCTTTGTGTCTCTTAAAAAAACTCTTGACCTATCTGTAAAGTTGTGAACTGATTTAATTTGTATTTTAAACAACCCTTTAGGCGTTTCAATGATGCAATCATACCTTGAAGTATGTAGTAAGGGAAAAGAAACGTAAAAGCCTTGTTCCATTGCGGTAGTTGCAAACTTGTACTCAGCTAAACATCCAATTTGACTGCTATCCATATTTGTAAAGATAACAAAATAAAAAAAACCCACGCTTTAACGTAGGTTAGTAATCATTAGAAAGCGTTTAGGCGCTATCTATTAGATGCGTTTAAGCAACTGAAACAACAATAGTGTTTGCCTAAAGAAACATCAACACCGCACTCCATACATTCGCTCCTTTCCTCTAAAGAATCTAAATGCTCGTTTAATTCGTGGTCAACTATACACATAACTTCTTTTTTTCTAGGTAATTAATCTCTCTTTCTAAACAAGTAATCGCCTTTTCTAAATCCTCAATCTCTGTGTCTTGTTTTTTTACTCCCGCCCTTACAATGTATTTAACGGCGTTACCTCTAGCAAAGGATAAATTGTAATCGTTTGCAATATCTATGACGTCGTAGTTTGCGCCATTGTCGTAGTGTTTTGGTGTCTTGCTCATTATACGTTAAATAATAATCCCGTTAATAATCTGACGATGAAATAGCTAGGCGCTAAAATCAATACTAATGTTTGTAGTTTTTTCATTTTGTTTTATTTTAAAAGGGAGGTTTTTACGCCTCCCGTTGTTTTTTTATATTATTTCTAAATCGTAAACTGATTTGTTTAATTTATTACATTTCTGCAATAATTGACTTGCTATAAAAGTTATTTCTGAATTAGGTAATTTATTACCCGATTTTCTTAATTTGTTTTCGATGTAGTTTAATTTAAATTCTGTTGTCATAATTTCTGTTGTCATTTTGTTTGTCTTAACGTGGTAGTTTGTTTCCCACCCTCCAAATATAAAACCTTTTTTGGAATTAAAAAAATATTTTCACTTTTATTTAAAGTTTTTTTTTA